GAATCAGTCTGTAGATCTGTCACTTTCTTTTCAATACGATGCGTGAAACTTTCTTGTCCCTGCTTTAACTGTTCTACAGTATTTTTCAGGTCCATGTACTGCCTATTGATTTCGTCTTTGATTTCACGACGAAGAATTTCAAAAGAACGCTCGGTTTCTTCTTTGCGTTTCTCAATCAATTCATAAAAAGTCATCACACCTTTTTCTTGTTGCTGGATTCGCTGTTCATGAACAGCGAGCAACTCCTTGATGGATGAGTTGGTTTCTGTCATCTTCTCAATGGATTGTTCAATCCTTGAAAAGATCTGATACATTCCGTCTACTTGACGTTCGACTACCGCAACTCGTGTAGTCGTGTCATTTGGTGGCGGTGCTTGCGTCATTTGCCTTCCTCAGCTGATCGGTTGCTTGTTTACAAGTAACGGACGTCTTTTTGTCAGCGTCCTTTTCAGCTGCGATCAGACAATCGTCCTTCACAGCACACTCTATGTATTGTTGTTGCAATTTGGTAATGGCTTGAAGTGCAGCTCCAAGGTCAAAAGGTGCGGATGTACCTTGATCGGTACGTAGAGCCGGACACGCGACCAACAGACTAGGATCAACTCTGGGAGGATCCTGCTCTAATTGAATTAAGCTGCTTGGCTTGGTCACGGAGGAGTTGCACCCCAGAAGGAGGAACAACGCAAGACTGATAAACAGGATTTGAATGAATTTCTTTAACAATTTTGACTTGAACATCGGACTTCGCCTGCTGAAGTTTTTGTTGAGTATCTAGAAGTTCTTGTGACAGACCGTCGTATTTGTCCTGAAGAGCCTTCTTATCTGCCATTAGCTGTTGCTGGGCTTTCAAGTCAGCTTGTTGTTGTGCAATCACATCAGCTTTTGCAGCGACGTCGCGCTTGTCATAGCCATAATTGTAACCAAGATGCGCAGAACCACCAATGATTGCTGCCAAGATCAGGGAGAAACCAACTACCTTCACCCAAGTTGGAATTACAAATGAGAATAGGCTCATTTCAAGTTTCCTTTCATGATTCGCCTAAGCGAATTTATGTTGACTGTTGGAGCATTTTGTTGGTTGGCTTCCTTGTATTTCTTCATCACCTTTGGTGCGAATCCTGGCTCACCTTGTGGTCCGACACCAGCTCCTGCAATGGCTCCAGTTCCAACAGCATTAGCAGGCACTCCATCTTCAGAAAGCTTAGCTTGTACTTCTTCAACACATTCTTGAAGAATGAATGGCAATTCTTTGAAGAGGTGATAATCTTCATGTACAACTTTTGGATATTGCTTCAGAAGCAGAAGAGCGGCGGCATAAGTTCCGATTTTTGATTCGCCGCCCGGAATTTTCGCAAGCAATTGCTTCAGATGAAGAATCAACAGATCGAAATATCCAAACGCATCTTTTTCTTTCTGAGTTTTAAGTTCTTGAATCAGTTTTAACTGATTTCCTTCTTTGTCAATAATTCCAAGCTTGTATGCTTCCCACTGATCGAACGGAGTCGTCAGTTTCTTGAGAAACTCATAGGAAAGGTACAAATCTTTGAGGTTTGACATCTCATATCTTTCTAAGAAGGTTAACGATAGTGGGATCCATTGGGATCCCAACCGTATCTATTCTTTCGTGTTTACCAACATCCAAGATAATATCTGGAAGTCGATCCAGATATACAAGAAATGGTTTTAAGAAATTCCATTGACCTTGTAATTTGAAGAATAGCATCCGCGTACACTCTGCGCCAAACAGATTATAGAGAACGATCAAGTGATTCAACACCAATCGTTCTTTAATTTCTCCACTCTGTTGGTACTTCGTGAACAGGCGCTTCACATAGCGAAATCTTGCTAAATCATCTTTGAATTCCTCCATATCACAACAGGAGGGATTTTCGTAGCACTTCGCGGCTAGAAGCTCGAATGTATCTTCAGTCAACTTCATTATGCGGATACTGACTCATCTTTAGTCGGAGGCGGCGGCAGGGAAGGTTCTTGCGCTGCCGATCGCAAAATTTCAAGAGAATGCAGTTCGCCATAAATCACATTCACACAATCTTGTGCATGTTTTGTCACGGCTAGCTTGGTGGCTTGTGGCATCTTCTCGGTGTATTCTTGAATCAATGCAACGAGAAATTCTAATTCAGATTGAGCAGGAAGCATGGTATACCTCAATTATGTCCAACCAAACTGGTTGGCTTGTGGGAGTTGTGCAATGACAGAGTCAACAGTTGGCAGAGGATTTGGTGTGTTTGCTGTCCACTCTGCCTGTAGTAGATAGCATTGCGACCATACAGCGTCGCGCCAATGCAACATCGAGTTGGCTTCAGACTGGAATGTTGTATTTGGCGAATTGACATAGGAAACGCAAGAAAGTGCATTGTCATAGCCTTTCGACTGTGCAGTAGCATCCATCCAAGCTTGAACGCCTGTCTGAATGATGAGTGTCAATTCAGAAAGAGAAGGTGCTGGGGGCAATGGAACTGGCAATGGCGTATTGCCAGCAGCTAACCAATCTTGATATGCATCCCAATCTCGATTCCCAGGTGCAGCAGGAATGAATGCGCCGGTATCAACGCATTGAACAGAATCAGTGTTTGCTAGAAGTTGATATTGCATGTTAAAAATCTGCGTCGGCTGCCCATTGATAGACGAAGTTAATTTGGGAAACGTTGGTGTTTACACTTGTCAACCCAATTGTACAATTTATGGTTCCTGGGCTGTTAGAACCCATGGTGTATGTTGTATCTGCACCAGCAATTGCATCATACACCTTTGCTGAAGTGCCTGTTTGCCAGCTATAAATCGAAACAGTCGGAGCAACACGCTTTACCGCCTTGAAATTTATCTTAGAATTCAAAGTATGCGCAACAGTGTTGGCAAGAGAGTTCATACTTTCTTGAATATATCCAAATGTAGTTACTGTTCCTGGAGCAGTATCAGGATCATAGCTTTTCTCATAATAACGTTGAAGAGATGAAAGTTCTACGCCTTCCGGTCTTTGATCAAATGTAGTGGCAACTGATCCTTGTTCCCATTGAATCATTGCCAAGTCAACGGTTCCTGATTGTTGTCCAAGAGAACCAGAACGAGTATTGAAGTTACTGCCAGCATCCAACCACCAAGTGATCGTGGAAGAAGTCAACTGAGAACCAGAAAATGTCAATCCAGAAATGCTTGGGAATGTATATGTCACGGTATATAGAGCCCAAGAAGATGTAAGCGCCAGATGTGTTACACCAAGACCAGTAACTGCTGCTGATCCACCAGAACCTGGATATTGACCAAATTCAACAGCGATGGTTCTTGCCGTATCAGCTTTTGCCCAGAAAGAAAGAGTCATTGTCTTCCCGGCAAATTCTGTCATGTCTTCGGAAAAATAGGATACACAAACGGCGCTTGATGCTCCAGTTACACTGGATGAAACCATGCGAAGCCAAGAAACTGGATTACCAGGAACAGCCGTTTGTCCAACCGCGAAAAGTTGTTGACTGAATGTTCCTGTTGAGCCAGAAGCGAAACATTTGAATTTATCTGCCAAATATTGGTTGATGCTGTTACCAGAAAGAGGACCAACACCACGTTGCCACCAACGGAGCGTTCCATTCAGAACACGATTCTTGAAAGATTGTTGTGAAAGTTGTCCAGAAAAGTTATTTTGCAATGAACCATTAGTATCTGTTACATACCAACCATCGGAATTGTAAGCCAGTGTGTATCCGGGTTGCAATTGCGTTTTTGTTAATGTGTATGAAGAACCATTCGAAGACTTAGCAATGGTGACAGAAGCTGAAGCTGTATCAGGATTGTAAATGTTGATCGAATTGACAATTCTTGATACGCTTGCGGCAGGAGCTGTTACAATCGTGACTGCAGTGTTTCCTCCAACAGTTACGCTTGATTCGCCAGGAAGAGCACCACCTGTATCGCTGTATGAAATTGATGACACCAGATTTGATGTCACTGGGGCGGTTGACAAAGTTGCTGTCAAAGTTTGATTAGCAGAAAGAACAATCATATATCAGCATCCGCGGTCCAATGAAATTGTACGTTCACGCTACCGGAATTCTTTGGTGTAATGAGCGCACAGAAAGAATTGTAACCATAATCACCCGCGAAATTAGCAGTTACATCTGTATTAGATGGTACATCTGAAACAACACCACTCGCTCCAGTTGCTGAACTGTATCCGGTAATAGTTGGAAGACCACGCTTCGTCGTCTTGAAATATACCATCGCAGAAACTTGAAAATTGGAGTTAGCAACAGCTCCCGCATTATAACCAGCAATTTGTGGCGTTACGTAATAAATGTATCTACCAGAAGTGGCATTTGCTGTTCCAGGGTTAACAGTCAAGTTGTATGATTTTTCATAATAACGTTGACAAAGAGCAAGTTCTAATTCGGGAGGACGAATATCAAACGAAGTTGCATATGATCCTGCTTCAACTTGTATTTGAGCAATATCAAATGTTCCTGATTGTTGTCCAAGTCCTGCTGCTTCAGTAAAGCTGCTTCCTGCGTCATACCAAATATTCAAAACAAGCGCGTCGTTGTTGTTTGTTCCAAGTGTTTTTCCAGAAATCGAAGGGATAGCGATTGTAATTTTAAATTGTTGCCATGATGAGGTAAGTGCCACCAATTGCGATCCAATTCCCACTACAGTCGCTGATGGAGAACCACCTGAACCAAACGCTTGATTGAATTGGATAGCAATATTCTTTGATGAATCTGCTTTAGCCCAAAACGAAACAGTACACGTCTGTCCAGCCAGAGACCTTACACTTTCGATTTTGTGTTGTGTACGGAATCCATTTCCAGAACCAGCAACTGATGTGACAACGGTTCGATGGAAATAGGTTGGTTCAAATGGGACAACACCTTGTCCCAATGTAAAAGATTGTTGGGAAACGACTCCAGTAGAGCCAGCAATGCTTTGACTCAAAAATCTGTCGGCCAGATAACCAATTCCGCCCGCAGCAATTGATAGTGAAGTGCCGCGTTGCCAGAAATCAAAATTTCCGTTTATTATGTAATTCTTCAAACCAAATTGAAGAACTGGAGGAAGATTAGCTAATGGAGCATTACCATTGCTGTCGAGAATCAAAAAACCATTGGCTTGATTCGTAGTGTATGGGAATGTTCCAACAGTTGAACCATTGGTATCAGACACGACCCAGCCAGCACCACTGTACGAAAGTGTCCATCCTGATTGCAATGTGGCAGAATACAACGGATAATATGTGGTTCCATTGTACTTCTGAATGGTGATTTTTCTTGCTGTTGTATCAGAATTGTAAACGCTGATGCTTCCGATCACATAAGATGTGCCAGAAGAAGGAGCAGCAAGAAGTGTTGTTTCTGTGTTTGTAGAAATTGTTCCAGAAGAATCTGCTGGAACAGCACCACCAGTGGGCGCATAAGAAATGCTAAATGACAACGCAGAACTAGGCGTTGTTGAAAGAATAGCAGTAAGGCTTTGGCTTGCTGATAGAACAATCATAGCGCAGACATCATCCAGAATCGACCATAATCGAGCTGAAGTGTAAGAGTTCCTGTTGTTGTTACTGGTGAATTGGCAACAAGATACAGAGTTCCTTCCGCAAGTCCAACACTTTGAACGGTTCCGTTGGCTTGTGGAATACCAAAATTCAAAATCACATTGGTGCTGTTGCCAGTGTTATTTACATAGGCGTTTGCACCAGCAGCTAATGTGACTGTATTGCCAACTGTGATTGTCGGTGTTGCACCTGTTGGACCAGTAGCACCAGTTGCTCCTTGCGGAATGGTAAAGTTGAACACTGCCGCAGAACTGTTACCAGAATTGGTCACAGATGCCGGAGTGCCTGCTGCAACAGTAGTTGTCGTACCAACAGAAATTGTTGCAGCGGCGCCCGATGGTCCTGTCGCACCTGTTGCGCCTGTTGGTCCTTGAGGAATACCAAAATTAAATGTTGCTGCTGAACTGTTGCCTGAATTTGTAACAGTTGCTGGAGAACCTGCAGCAAGAGTCGTGGTTGTGCCGACAGTTATTGTTGCAGCAGCGCCCGTGGCGCCAGTTGGACCTGCAGGACCAGGCGCGCCTGTTGCACCTGTGGCTCCTGTCGCACCGGTGGCACCTGTTGGTCCAGTGTTGCCTTGAATGCCTTGAGGAATGGTGAAGTTGAAAACAGCAGAAGAAGTGTTTCCGCTGTTTGTTACAGATGCAGGAGATCCGGCGGCGCCGGTGGTTACTGTGCCGATTGTGATGGTGGCAGCATTGCCTGATGGTCCAGCCGGACCAGTGTTGCCTTGTGGACCTGTATTTCCTTGTGGTCCCTGAGCACCGGTGGCACCTGTTGCGCCTGTTGGTCCCTCAGGTCCTGGTGGACCAGGTGGTCCCGGAGGACCTGGACTTCCAGCGCCAGAAACCGGATCCCCAACACGAGCAACCGCGAGACCGTTTGCTTTGACATTAGGAGATCCGGAAAGAATAACTCCAGACATCAATAACTCCGGTTATTTGCCTACGACGGTGTTTGCAACTTTTACAAAGGTGATTCTAGTCTGACCGATATTTGTTGGCGCGGAAATAGTAGCAAGCCCACTGTATGCAACAGTCACGTTTGCAACAGGCGAGACATTGACGATGCTGAATGCAACATTATCTGACATGGTATTGGCCACTGTCAGAGTGATACCTGTATTACCGCTGAAAACAATTGTGTAACCAGCGAATGTGTCATCAATCATAGTGTTTGCATTCACATTCTTGACTGCAAGTGCTACTTCTGATGAATTCAGAATACCAAATGTGCTGGCAACGAAACCATAGATTTGGGCAGGCGTTACTTGGTAATTCAGACCAGAATCATGATCTGCTACCAAAAACGTCATGTTTGCAGTCAAGACGTTAGCATATGGAAAGTTTGTGATTTTCTTTGGTGCTGGAACGCCTGCCATATCTTATTCCTTATCAGCCTACACCGTAGGTTGTGTCGTCAAACGAACCGGCAACGAGAACTTCAACAAATGTGCGACCAAGACGACCATTTGGGTTTACGGTCGCAGTGATGACAGCACCTGCTGCAGAACCGTTGGCAGAAGTTACGCCGACAGTCGGAGCAACATTTGTGGTATACTGACCAGCATTAGTGACGTTCAACGTCAGAATGCCGCCAGAACCATTCACGGTTGCTACTGTACCAGCAGCCTGTGTGTTAGCATGTGTTGTGCCACCAGTAAAGGTTAGTGTGTCACCAACCAAATAACCAGCGCCTGCGTTTGCAACTACAAGTGTAACGCCAGAATAATTCGGACGCTCTACAACCCATCCTGCATGCGGAATCTGTGTGTTTGCTTGTTCAGTTGCAACGTTCACTGCATAAACGTCAGCAGTGTTGCCGTAGTAGATCGGCTTATTGTTTGAGGTAAGTGATCCCCAGAGAGACATTGGATTTACTCCTTAGAATGTACAATTGACTTGATCTTGTTGACTCGACGAATTTTGCATTCAGCGCGTTGTTCACCGATTGCTTTAGTTGGATCGTCATAGGTCTTCATGGTTTGGGTCGCGCCACCACTTTCCAGATCAGGGAAACACACTGCCTCAGCAACGTGTGCGCCATGCTGGTTTCTACGCACAACAAAATACTTGCCCGAACGGCGACCCTGCACAACTTCGTGCACTGTTCGTGGGTGCTTCTTATCTAGGTATTCTTTGCGGGTGGATGCTTGCTCGTGAGAGTTAAACTCTTCAGAGATGCCATCCGGCAAATCTTCACCTTCTGTATCCTGAGGATCAGGAATTTGGTCTGTATCAGCATCAAGAATTGGTGACTCAACAGTCAGCTTCTTTGCATCAGAAGGCTTCGTCGAAGGAGTTGCCTCCTGCATTGCTTCGCCCGGTTCTTGAGTTGTTGCGGTTTCAGAATCTGGCAACGGCAATGGATCGAGCGTGCCATCATCGGCATCGTAAAATGCTGTCTCATCAATCATTTCACCTAGCGCTTGTTTAGTTGCCGTTGCGTACATGACTTCTTTTGCGCGATCACCATATTTCTCAAAATCACTCTTCTTCATCTTCGAGACAATGTCATTGCGTTTTTTGCGCTGCTCCGGTGTCATTGTCTTCTCCGCCAACTCAACTTCTTCCTTGAGCTTCTGCACTGATGGTTTGAAATGAAGTTGTGTGTGATACCATCCACCATTCAGAGGATGTGTCACAGTGTGAATATTGATCGGAACTGCTGTGCCTTTTGCTGCTTTTGTTTTACTATGCAGTTGAGCACCAATTTCCTGTTCATGCGGGTTGCCATGTTCCTTGCGGATGTCAGATACCATTTTTGCAATGGTCTTTGTCTGAGGAGGAGAATGACGAACATGAAGTGTGGAAGTTCCATCCTCATTGTGATCAAGGTTGTGGATAGTTCCCTTCAAAGAAGCAGCATGCTTGCGAACCTGCTTTGCGGCAATCTTGTGCGTGTCAGAAGTTGCCGCACCTGAGACCTTTGCTTCAGAAATCATCAATGGTTCTTCAACAACCCAGAATCCATCAATTTCCTTTGCTTCGCTCAGTTCATAGGATTCAACGATGGAATCACCATTCTTGTATCCAGCAAGGAAGTCTTGCATCAACTTGATGTATTCAGGCGAGCTAGTGTGATGACCTTTGCTCTGAAGAATCGCATGATAGACAGAACGTGCTGCAGCAACAGAACTTGCTTCCTTTTCTACCAGCATGCTCTCAGTGATTTCCTGCTTACCATCATCAAATTCTTCATGCAACTTCGGCTCATAATCGCGCATGAAGTGGTGGGCACGAGAAGCAAGAGAGCCAGGATTGGCATGATGTTTGTGACCAGCGTTCAGAGCATCTGCAATATGACGACCATGTGTAGAATCAAGGAAATGCCCAACTGTCTTGTTGGTCACCTTCATCTTCTTACGACGCTCTTGTGCACTTGTTTTGATGCCAAACACTTTAGCATGTGTTTCATCTTGCGCTTGGTGCTTTGCTAGAGCAGTCGTCAAGGCAGCTTTAGCATGTGGAATGATTTTACGCAGGTGCTCGTGCTTGGTGTGTTCGTTTCCATGAAGCGTTCCGTGGAAACCATAAGCGCGGTTCTTGATTGTGACAGGAGCTGCCTCGACCAAGACGGAAGCAGCAGCGATAATTGATTGATTAGAAATTGTCTTCATTACACAGCCCTTGCTGCTTCTTGGTGGAGAGATGCTTTTGCGAACGAACGCTCTGCTGCATTGATACGACCATTTGCGCGGTGCCATTCACCAATCAACTCATGATGAGAACCCATGTGTGTATGATATTCTTTTGAGTTCTTCGGATGCAAACTAGCGACTGATTTATGATGCACGGCACGCGAGTATACATCCTCATTCAACTTCCTATGAGCAACGTATGGCTTGTCTTTCAAAAAAGACAACAATTCATCATGCTTCATGCCAATTTCTCTTGCTTGAACGTCAGAACCTTCTTGATGAGCAGCAACCCAACGATGATGGCCATCAATGATCTTCTTGTCAGAAGAAATGATGATCGGCTTGCGGTTCTTTTCTCCCTTCATGCGATCAACCTTTTCTTGGTTGAAGTGCTTCTGAAGTGGAGTCAAAGAAGAAGCCTTGTAACCTTTTGGTTCTCGCATTGGAGTTCCGTTGGCTTCAAGGTCTTTTGTGAACGCATCAAAATCACTGATCTGAGGCATGTCAATACGACGAACACCTTTTCCATCCTTGATGCCAGGAACTGAATCTTCCGAAATTTGTTCAATGATCTTTCGAATCGTCTGAACTTTCTTGATCTTTGGTGGCTTCACATCCGTACGATGTTGTGCTTTCTTGTCGGTCTTATCAGATTGAGCAACCTGCAATGGAACTTGAATATCTCCAGTAAATCCCTCGAACAAGTCATCATCCAATGTAGAACCACCGTTGAGCATAGCATTAACGCGATTGAACGCGAATTGCTGATGATCAAGAATAGTTTCAGTCAACTCCCAAGAATTGACTCCACGTTTGTAACAAGCTTCTACAACATCAATTGGAAATCCAGATTCCTCAGACTTCTCATACAGTGAACGGAACTCTGCCTCAGAAAGCTCATAATCTGCTTCCATGCGATGTAAAGCCAGATCAACTGACTCGATCAAATTTTCAGTGGACATTGTGATGGGTTCCTCAAATCCTTCTTCGATGCGAACAGCCTTGTAGACTTGCTGAGCGATGCCCTTCAATTTCTCAGGAAGACCAAGCTTGAATGCATCAAGTTCGCCCTGGTTGGCAAGTTTTCGGAGATTGGATGCTGATGCGCCGGCAACGCCATCATCGTCAGGATCGCGTTCGCCGGCAGATTTTACTTCGATGTTAGTGAAATGAAATTCGGAACCGTTGTATTTCTTGACCTTCGCTTTCAACTCAGCGACGCGATCAGAACCAACAACGAGAATGACTGAATCGTAGCGACCTTCTAGGTGCTTGAGGATTCCGAAGATGGAAGAAGCATCAGAAGGAGTTGGTTGCACGATGGATCCAAACGCACGACGTGCGAATTGGAGCTTCTTCAAATATGGGATGGGATTCTTTTTCTTGTCCTGTGATCGAGACAAGAAAACAAGAGGATGGCCATTGATTGCATCAGCAATCTCACAGATCTTGTCAACGAGGCGTTCATGACCGATCGTTGGTGGATTCATACGACCAAACGTGACAACGGCAGTTTCTGCCTTGCCTTCTCCCAGCGGAGTTGTGGTCTTTGGATCTAGATCGATCTTGTTGGCAGGTTCACCCGTGAACGTCTTACCATTTGGCGGCATGTCTGTTTTGAGAGAACCGTCATCATTGCGTTCTAGATCAGCCTGAGCAAGCTTCGCATTCTTCGGCTTGCCACCGGTGCTATCTGGCTGTTGCTTCTTATTCTGTTTGTCAGCTGGATCAAAGACTTTCTTCTCAATCTTCTTGTCGCCAGAAGCGGCATGAGAGTTCTGTTCGCCTTCCTTTTTGTCCAGCTCTGCGTTTTTCTTGTCTTGTGCTTCCACAAGACGCTTTACAAGTTCAAATTTCATAGATGTTCCCAGGATTACCGTAGTCTAACTGGCAACATCTATGTATACGTCAGCGCTCCCAACCGTGGTACACGTCAGGACGATTATTCAATATTGGAAACACGCTACGATTGACGATTTTCGCTGCGTCTACGCCCGTGCAACGACGAATCACATATCCTTCGTGAGGAATCCTACTGAATATTTTGGAGCCTTTCGTCGTGTAACAACAATTGCTTGGAACAAGTTCATCAAGTTTGTCCAAAAGATCGTTCTTCAATGATTGAATTGCTGCAACAATTTGAACATAGATGGTCGCCCATTCCGGTCCCAACGTGTTAATCATTTCTTCGTAGAGAAGTTCTTGAGTTGCTTTTCCATTTGCCGTCTTACGAGCCTCTTTCTCCGCGTCAAAATGATCGCGCAAAAAGTGCATAAATCGGTTACGACTTCCAGAGTTCATCCATTGTTTGAATAACGGAGGAATGTCAGAAGATGCATATAGATTGAGTTTATTGCAATATTGTGAAATTGAATTCTCAATTTGCTGAATTCTACGTTCAAAAGAAGCATGCTTCTTCGATGGCATCAAGTTGAATGAATAATCCAAAGGATGAAATCCAAAGAATTGAACATCATAGCAACCTTCTCCTCTTGGAGATTGGAACGGTTGCTGTACAAACTCTCCCGGTGAGCCCTTGTAATAAGTATGAAGTGCAACTCCTATATCACATTGCCTACGAATTTCCTCAGCAATTTTTGTTGGATACATGTAAGCAATCGTGTTTGGTTGGATGTATTCAAACTCTTTGCCCCCAATTTCCGTGGTCTTCCAGTCTTGCAATGACCACATGAAATCGCCTTGGTAGGTCCCTTCCGTGATGAGTGTGCCGAGCCTTACAAATAATGCCGCAAGTCGATCGCGAAGATCAGGCTTAGAATAAAGATGGATTGCGAGCGATCCGAGGTCTTTATAAACGATCGGTATTTTGTTGAATGCTGCCTTCGTTCCAACAAAGAATCTTCCGTCCTTTGGATCGACACCAGCTACAAAACTGAACGATCCATCCCATTTTATGGATAGAACGTTAATGAAGTTCGGCACTCCAGCAAGCCAGTCATTTACAGAACGCAGATAAGAACAAGCAAGCATGGCTCCCGAAAAGCCTTGGAGGACCGGAAGGTCCTCCAAGTGTTCCAAATGATCAATGTGATTCATGATATAGAGGTTCCGTCAGTCGTGACCAGCTTTTGCTCGGTCAATGATTTCGTGAATTGCCTTGAGGTGGTGAGGCTTGAATTCAGAGTGATGCATGGAAGAAAGCTTCTCAATAGCATTACGATGGTGTGAAGCATGTTGTGCTTTTTCGCGCTGTTCATCAGCAACCTTCTTGAGATATTCCTTATGTTCATCATTGGTCAGGCGTTTTGTTGCGCCAATCGCCTTTGATGGATCGGAAACCTCATTATGCATGATGTGATCGTCATCATACGGTTTCTGACCAACCTGCTTCCCAGTTGTATGCAGATGCTTTGACTCCGAACCATCTTCCCATTTAACATGAGCAATTCTATCCGTCGCACTATGCACAACACCATGCTTCTTAGCCGAAGCAAAGTTATACGAAGCTCTCAGATGAACATGGTCACCTTTATTAAAGCGTTTTTCAGATTCAAAGAGTGGTTGATCTACATCTTCTTTGACATTCTTCGGATGATGGTGCGTGATTGTCAGCTCACTCCCTTCGTCACCATTATGCTTCACTGCAAGCTTGATGTGACGAGCAGAAGGATTGTGCTTGAGAGCCTTTTCAAACTTACCCTTCAACCAATCAGCATGTTCTGGAGTGGTTGTCTTGTGGACAGCAACATGATCTCCGTTGTCCAGCTTGTGAATTTCTGGAGCAGAAATGTTCGCGCTGGTGTGAAGGAGCTTAAGATCGCCTGACTCATTGAGCAGGTCTTTGAAATTGAGAAGTGGCATGGCAGAATCCTTGGGTGTAGAAATACCATCTATGTATCAGATGACTTCGTTGATCTTCCTTGATCCAACTGGAGCAATACAGATTCGAGCACCCGCAATTCCGAAATCAGAGCGATCGCCTTTGTACACAGCCATGAACACAGGTTCGTATGGTCCAGTGATATCTTCGCCATTCAAATGAACATGATTGGCATCCAGATAATAAGAACCACTTCCTTTCTTCAACTTGATTTCACCCTGCAACATGATGTTGACATTTTGGCGACCAAAAGAATGTCCATATTGATTGCCATACACAGCCATGTTCTTTAACTGCTTGTCTTTGATGAAACGAACAACGGTTGTTGCAGGTGGCAGAGATTGCGGATACAGACCACGCAAGTCGGAAATGAACTGCTGCGTTTCTGGATGATTGTGAATCTGAGGCTCATGCTTCAGCGACATGCCACCCCACTGTTGGAAATCACGAGCTTGTTTGCCGTCCTTGTGACTGATCCAGACAGTTTCCTTCAAATTGATGTCAAGAAGGTGGAAATCTGATTTCGGATTGTTTGGAGTCGTTGCAGCATCGAAAATGTCGAACGTCTTTGGTCCAACTTTGATCTTGACTGTCGGTGACTTTTCTTTCACCTTTGCATTATCAATTTGTTGACGAAGTGAAGCGAGTTCCTTCTTCTCCTTCAACGTTTGAATTTGCTGACGAAGCGAAGCCAACTGCATGTCTTGTTTCTTCGTCGAAGAACCTGGACCTTTGCCACCAAACTCGGCATTCTTCAGAAAATCAGTGAGTTTGTAAACGTTTCCACGACCGTCTGTGAAACGAAGTTCCTGGAGTTCGCGCATTGTACCATGATACAACACATCTTCAACTCCAGGCTTTAATTTGAGTGTAACTTTCTTGCCGTCGAGGAGTTCAAACTTCGACTTTTCTTTTAGCTTCTTGACGAAGATTGCTGGGCGCCAATCGTACTTTCGTAGCTCTGACGCAGATAGTGATGCCATGTAACTCCTTCAGATGCAAATGCTTAGCTTCTTCTCAACCCGATCTTGTAAATTGAAGAGGAAGTCATACACTTCGCGGACAAGTTCTTCTGAAACATGCACCGAGTTAGCAGCATAGCGAATAGAAGTATCAGCATCAAGTCCATAGTTGTTGGCTTGAATCAGACGATTCTCAATCTCAAACTCTTCAATTTTATTCATATCACTCAGACTGTAAGGTGAACAAAGGGATATTTGCTTTCGTACAACGTTTAATGCAATCAGCAGTTCCATTGCCGCCTGGCATCGGAATGCACCAATCAGGTTTCAGATCTACCATCTGTTGATTTCTGATTGGCCCAGCTCGCTTGCCATGTTTATCCCATTCAGCATCCATGCGAATACGGTTGATCTTTCGATCGGTGTTCTCACGAATGTAGATATACAGAATCTCAGCCATGTAATCCGCGCCACGTGCTCCACCATGGATGATTTCTGTTATCTCACCGTGCTGTTGCTCAAATTTCTCAACAGTATCAGCGAATAGGTCGAAATCAGTGAAATCTCGACCTCCTGTGAATAAGACTCTCATAACCAATGAATACTCAAGTGATGAATGAGATAGATGATGAGGTGTTCAATTCCTATCGCTAGTGCAGCACCTAGAACAATGACAAATATCAAAACCGAACCAAAGGCTCCACTCAAATCTCCGATCCAATCAGAAGTCATGGTTGATAATCCATACAAACGTGATCCACAATCAATTGGCGGTTCTGAATCCAACCTCGGAAGTTGCCAGACCAAGCATAACCGTAGCGATCGAAATGTGTGATACCAGAAGAATCCAATGTATCGTTGTCAGACAACGTGTACAAAAGCACCTGATCGTCTTCGCGGAACTGATCCTCAACCATCGGCGTCGCTTGATGCTCGAATGGTGATGCGTGTGCCGGTTTGCTTGTGATCAGGCGATTGTAGATTTCAAGAGCCTTCTCGAGCGAGTCATCGAGACGACGATAGGAAACCTGGGCGCAACAGGAAGCAGAAATAGCTATTGCTTCATTCAACGTCACGCCGAACTGGTCGCTTTCTTCGCCTTCCGAAGTACCTGCTGACATCCAGAATCCTGTACCATAATACGGCACATGCCATTCACCAGGATAGAGTTCATTTGGAGTGTTCTGGTTACGAGTTTCCCACATCTGGTTGGCCAATTCTTGAATTTCTGGCTGGGCATCAGGATGACGACGTAGGTAGAAGAAATTGTCAAATTCAGTTGCCGTGCAAACCACCTTGATGTGGCTGTACGGTTCAAGCAAACGATTCACGATCTGTTTGTGATAGCCAACCTTACCAAAGGCAGAAGCATATCCAATTGCGACGTCTCGAGCTTCCTTCCACCATTCTTCACGATTACGTCCAGCAATAAATGTGTCGCACTCTTCCTTTGCACTCATGCCTGGTTGGTTCTTTCCCCAATGGATCGGCATTGCCGTGTTCTGCTTGATCAATTCGATTGCGCGTTCGACAGGAATGGCGCGCGAGGAAGCCGCATTGCGCGAGAACAAACGATGAGTCATGAACTCTGCATGAATGAAGCGCGGGTATTCAAGTTCGTATGTTGTGATGCGCTTTCCAGAGGTGCTGACCGAATCAGCGATGATCTTAGCACTGATCGTCATGCTAGTTCTCCACGCACCAAAATTCCATAGGCATATTTGTCTGCAATAGGATCAAACCAATTGATCACGGAAATC